ACTTGCAATGGCTGTTGCGTTATAAATAGGAAAAAAATATGGCACAAGATTTTAGAAACAATTTACAAAGAAACGTTGGTACATCACCAGTAACTTTAATTACTGCTGGAGACTTTGATGCTGTTATAGGTATCAGAATCTGTAATACTAGCGCTTCAACTGTTTTGGCTAGTTGTCAGATTGTAAACGGAGGAAACGATCACTTTATTGCAAAAGAAGTTAGCGTTCCACCAAACTCTGCAATCGAACTAATTCAAGGTGGTGCAAAAATTGTTTTAGAAAATGGTGATGTACTTAAAGCTCAAAGCAACACTGCTTCGTCTTTAGATATTGTTACATCATTTATTGATACAATTAGTTCGTAGGAGGAATTATGACGGCAATAGTAAACGGAATCCAATACATCGGAGGCGGAACAGCTCCTGATGAATTTATAAAAAATCAAGCAGGTACAATGGACGGCACTCAAACTGTTGAAAACGGAGTTCTCGCAGGACCTATTACAGTACCTGGTACAATAACAGTAACAGGGACTTTAGTAATAGTATAATGTCAAAAATAGAAGTAGATGCAATTGATAAACAAAGTGGTTCAACTTTAACATTAGGTGGATCAGGCACGGCTGTAACTTTAGCGTGCGGTGCTACTCAAACAGGTTTCGGTAGAACAGGCACAGTAGATTGGCAGACAACTCCTAAAACAGGAGACTTTACTGCAGCAAATGGTGAAGGTTATTTTGTAAATACTACATCAGGTGCTGTAACAATGACTATGCCAGCTGGTTCAGCAGGTGCAATAGTTTCAATACAAGATTATAATAAAACTTTTGATACAAATGCTTTAACAATATCTCCTGCAAGTGGAGAAAGAATTAATGGTGGTACTGCTGATGGTGATTTAGGAATAACTACAGAAGGCCAAGGTTTAACTTTTGTTTATGTTGATGCAACAGTTGGTTGGAAAACAGTACATGAAAACGAATTTACATCAGGTGGATCTAGTTTTATTATTGCAACAGGTGGGACTATTACAACTTCAGGTAATTGTAAAATACACACATTTACAGGACCAGGGACTTTTACAGTTTGTACAGCAGCTGCTTGTGCAGCAAATAATATAGTTTCTCATTTAGTAGTCGCTGGTGGTGGCGGTGGCGGTCTTAACCAAGGCGGTGGCGGTGGGGCTGGTGGATTTAGAGAAGTAAAAAATCCTGCAACACCTTATACTGCAAGTCCTTTAGATGGTTATCCATCTGCGCCAAACAGAGTCACAGTTACAGCAACAGCTTTTCCAATCACAGTTGGTGGCGGTGGATGTGCTCCAGGTGATGCAAATTTACGAGCAGGTAGTGGAAGTAATTCAATTTTCTCAACAATAACATCAGCCGGTGGTGGCGGAGGTGGAGCAGAAGCACCAGGAAGTGGTGGTAATAGACCAGGTAATTCTGGAGGATCTGGTGGTGGAGGATCAGGACAAGCTAATTCAGGAACTGGAGGAGCTGGTAATACACCTCCTGTTAGTCCTGCTCAAGGATTTGCTGGTGGACCTAACTATGCAGCTGGTCCTGCTTATGGAGGCGGCGGCGGTGGTGGAGCTACAGGTATAGGTGCAGACGGTCTTTCCTCAAAAGGTGGTAATGGAGGTAATGGAGCAACAACTTCAATTAATGCTTCTTCAGTAACATATGCTGGTGGTGGCGGTGGTGGTTCTTTAGGAGATCCTGGAATAGGTTTAGCTGGTCCTGGTGGTGGTGGAGCAGGAGCAGGGACTCCAAGCAGAGCTGGAGCAAATGGAACTGCTAACACTGGTGGTGGCGGTGGTGGAGGATCTGGTGGTCCTACAAACGGTGGTTATAATGGTGGTTCTGGTATAGTAATAATAAGGTATAAATTTCAATAATTATGACAAGTAAAATTAAAGTAGATAATATAAATAAAGTTTCAGATGATTCAAACATCATCAAAAAATGTGGGACAACTACTACAATTGGATCAGGAGCAAGTAATCCCATTGTTGTAGATGGATCTGCAGTTACATTAGGTCGTTGTGGTGGAACTGTAGCTTTAGCTAGTGGTGCAACACAGACAGGTTTTGGTAGAACAGGAACTGTTGATTGGCAGACAAGTTCAATTAAGACATCGACTTTTACAGCTGCTAATGGAGAAGGTTATTTTGCTAATACATCAGGTGGCGCATTTACAATGAATTTACCAGCAGGGACTGCAGGTAATATTGTTTCTGTTGTAGATTATACAAACACTTTTCAAACAAATAATTTAACAATTGCACCAAATGGTTCACAAAAAATAGGTGGGGTTGCAGCACCAAACACTTTAAGCACAGAAGGACAATCGGTAACTTTTGTTTATGTAGATGACACTGAAGGTTGGAAAAACGTTCAAGATTCAACATCAAACGTTACAGGTAGTCCTTTTATAATAGCAACAGGTGGAACAGTAACAACATCAGGAAATTGCAAAATTCATACTTTCACAGGACCTGGTACTTTTACGGTATGTTCTGTTTCAACAAATTGTGCAGCAGAAAACATAGTTTCTTATATGGTAATTGCTGGTGGTGGAGGCGGTGGAGCCAATAGAGGTGGTGGTGGTGGAGCTGGTGGTTTTAGAGAAGTTAAAACTCCTATAACACCTTATACTGCTAGTCCACTAGATGGATATCCAAGTGCACCAAATAGAATTACAGTTACGGCAACATCCTTTCCAATTACAGTTGGTGCTGGAGGAAATGGTGCGGTATACCCTCAAATAGCACCAAGCGGAAGTGTTTCAACTTTTTCAACAATAACATCTGCTGGTGGTGGTGGCGGAGGCGGAGCATTTACTTGTTCTGGAAACGCTGCACCTGGAGGATCAGGTGGTGGTGGAGCTGGATATGATGCCACTGCATCTGCTGGTGCTTCAGGAAATAATCCACCAACAAGTCCACCTCAAGGAAATGGTGGTGGAAGCGGAGCACCACAACAACCTGGAGGATCAGGTGGTGGTGGTGGCGGAGCTACTGCTTCAGGTTCTAATGGCAGTGGTAATAATGCTGGTAATGGTGGTGCTGGAGCAACAACAAGTATTAATGGAAGTCCCGTAGGAAGAGCTGGAGGAGGAGGAGGTGGTCCTTGGAATACTTGTTCAGGAGGATCGGCTTCTGATGGTGGTGGAGCAGGTGTTAAAACAACTCCTAACACAGCAGCAAACCCAGGAACAGCTAATACTGGTGGTGGTGGTGGAGCTGGTTATTGGGGTGGTGCTGGAAACGGTGGTAGTGGTTTAGTAATAATAAGGTACAAATTTCAATAGGTAAATTATGAGTGAAGTAAAAGTAAATAAAATTAGTCCAAGAGCAGCGTGTGGTACAGTCACATTAGGAGATAGTGGAGATACATTTACAATTCCTGCTGGTGTATCAATAACAAACTCTGGTACTGCATCAGGTTTTGGTGCAACAGGTGCTGCGTCTTGGAATACAACAGTTAAGACAGGAGATTTTACAGCAGTTGCTGGCGAAGGGTATTTTGTAAATACAACATCAGGAGAAATTGATGTTGCTTTACCAGCAGGAACAGCAGGTGCTGTTGTTGCAGTTAAAGATTATGCAAGCACTTTTGATACCAATAATTGTATTTTAGTTCCTAATGGTTCAGACAAAATTGGTGGTTCAAATATTAATGCAGCTTTAAATACACAAGGTACTGCGGTAACATTAGTTTTTGTTGATTCAACAAGAGGTTGGTTAGTAACTGATGATGGTGTACAATCATCAGCTTCAACAGCAACATATATTACGGCAACAGGTGGTACAATAGTTAGTTGTGGTAGTTTTAAAACACATATTTTTACAGGTCCGGGTACTTTTACAGTTTGTTCAGTAGGTAATGCTGACGGTTCTAATTCAGTAGAATATTTAGTAGTAGCAGGAGCAGCTGGAGGAACAACTGATTGGGCTGGAGGATCAGGAGCAGGTGGTATGAGAACACGTTCGATAGCTCCAAATGCTCACCCTATAAATGCCCCTGCAAATTTACCCGTAAGTGCACAAGGTTATCCAATAACAGTTGGAGGCGCAGGATCAAACGGAACAGGACCTAGCAGTTGTTCGCCATCAGGTTTAGGAGTAAATGGATCTACTTCAACTTTTTCAACAATTAGTTCGGCAGGTGGTGGAAGAGCAGGTAATGAAGGAACAACAGGACCTGGCGCAGCAGGTGGTTCTGGTGGTGGCGGTGGAACTAAAGGCGGTCCAGGTGATGGTTCTGGTGGAGCAGGTAATACACCTCCGGTTAGTCCTCCTCAAGGAAATGCTGGTGGTAGTAATGCTTGTAATGGTACAGGATTTACTGCTGGTGGTGGCGGTGCAGGTGCAGCTGGAGAAGGTAATAGTCCAACTTCTTGTAATAGTGCAAAACCTGGTGGAGCTGGAGGAATTGGAGCATATGTTGTAGATAGTTTTATAGGACCTACGGCACCAAGTTATGGAACACCAGGACCAGTAGGTAGTACAAGATATTTTGCTGGTGGTGGCGGTGGAGCAGCTGGAAGTTCACCAAGAGTAGGTGGTGTAGGTGGTTCTGGCGGTGGTGGAGCAGGTGGTGTAGCTACAGGTCAAGGAACAGCTGGTACAGTTAATACTGGCGGTGGCGGTGGCGGTGGTTCAGGAAATGAATCTCCAAATCCAGGAGCTAGCGGTGGTTCAGGAATAGTAATGATTAGGTATAAATTTCAAGATTAATGAATCTTTTTGAGGTGCCAGTGTATGTGGAAAATATTAAGTTAGATAATAAATCTATTTTACAATATTGTAAAAAATTAAAAAAAGAAGATAAAGGTATAGCTAGAAGTAATATAGGTGGTTGGCATTCTTCAGAGTTAAAAGGTAAACATATAAAACTGCAAAATTTATTTGATAAAATAATAGAAAAAAGCAATATTTTTGCTCATCAAATAGGTAAAAAAAACAAAGTAAATATTACTAAAATTTGGATAAATATAAACAATTACAAAGATTATAATCAAAGTCATTTTCATTCTAATTGTTTTTTATCTGGAGTCTATTATGTAAATATTTTTGATAAAGGAGGAAGAATTGTATTTGATAATCCTGCTCAAGACTTAATAGATAGTAATTGGGATACTACTGATATAAATAGTTTTACAACTGTTAATTCTTCTATTTATTCATTAGTCCCTAATATAGGAGATTTGATATTATTTCCTTCTTGGTTAAAACATAAAGTAGAGCCTAATATGACTAATCAAGACAGGGTATCAATTTCTTTTAATTTAAGCTAAAATTATGGTATTTACACAACTTTAATATTAATATATAAGGAGAAATATTATGGCACATTTTGCAAAACTAGGAGCTAACGGAAAAGTTATTCAAGTATTAACTTTGAATAATTCTGATATGCTTAACTCTGATGGTGTTGAAGATGAATCAGTAGGTCAACAATATTTAGAACAACACAATAATTGGCCTGCACAAATGTGGATTCAAACTTCATACAACACTTATACTAATCAACATAGAAATGGTGGTACACCTTTAAGAGGTAATTACGCAGGTATAGGTTATGAATGGGATGAAGATAATCAAATTTTCTGGCCTAAAAAACCATATGCATCTTGGGTAAAAAATACAACTAATGCTAGATGGGAGTCACCAATTGGTGATGCTCCTGCATTAACTGCAGAACAAGAATCACAAAATACAGCAGATACGCATTCTTGGGTTTACCTTTGGAATGAAGCTAATACAACTTGGGACTTGACAGATCAAAAAGCATAAATTAAAAATGGTGGTGGTATGCAGAAGAAAGTATTAAGCGAACAAGCATTATATTACGGTGATGTATCAATGCCTAAAGATTGGGACATTGACCGAGATAAATTATCAGGCGACATTTTACAATCACGAATTCAAAACAAAGAATTTCCATTCTCAAGAACTTGGGATATGTTAAATACATATATGCGAGACCACATTAATCTCGAGTATGATATTCAATTAGTTAACAAAGAAACGTGGGGAAATATCTATAAACCTGCGGAAACAACTATTCCTTTATTAAATATTGATCCAGTGGATCTACGTAACTCTCCAGACTTTACATTATTATATGGTGTTAAAGTTAAAGATTGTAATGTTAGAATACACTTTGAAGATAACAGACGTAAAGGAAGAAGTTGGGATATACCACTTACTAATAATCAATTTATAATGTTTCCATCAACTAATATGTATTACTTAACTAATAATCAAAAAGATAGTTTAAATTTTGTACAAACTATAACGTATGAATATATCTAATTATTATTGGTATTTTAGTGGTGTGTTGACACCTAAATTTTGTGACGATGTTATAGCTTATGCTAATGAACAAAAAGAAGTTATGGCTAGAACAGGTGGTTATGGTGATAGAAAATTAAACAAGCAAGAAGTATTAGATTTAAAAAGAAAAAGAAATTCTGATTTAGTATGGTTGAATGATACTTGGATATATAAAGAATTACATCCATATGTTCATATAGCTAATAAAAAGGCTGGTTGGAATTTTGACTGGGAAAGAAGTGAATCTTGTCAATTTACAAAATATAAATTAAATCAATATTACGATTGGCACTGCGATAGTTGGGATAAACCTTATGACAGAAAAGACTCAAACAATCCAGAACACGGTAGAATTAGAAAACTGTCTATGACTTGTCAGTTAACAGATGGTTCAGAATACAAAGGTGGTGAATTAGAATTTGATTTTAGAAACTATGATCCACATATGAGAGACGAATCAAAACATAGAATACAATGTAAAGAGATATTACCAAAAGGATCTATTATTGTGTTTCCTAGTTTTGTGTGGCATAGAGTCAAACCAGTAACATCAGGCACAAGATATAGTCTTGTGGTATGGCATTTAGGGAGGCCTTTTAAATAATGTTTATAAATAGTTATTTTCCAACTGTAATATGGAGTGAAGAAAAACCAGAGTTTGTTAAATCATTAAACAAGGCAAGTAACAAATATATTAAAGATGCAAGAAACAGAGAGAAAAAATTTATAAAAGAACACGGTGACTTTGGAAGAAGTTATCATTCAACACCACTTACATTAGATAATGATTTTTTAGATTTTAGAAATTACATTGGTCAAAAATCTTGGGAGTATTTAGATCATCAAGGTTTTGATATGCAACAGTACACAACTATGTTTAGTGAGCTATGGGTACAAGAGTTTGCTAAAAAAGGTGGTGGTCATCATTCAGCACACATACATTGGAATCAACACGTATCGGGTTTTTACTTTTTAAAATGTAGTGATAAAACTTCGTACCCTGTATTTCACGAACCGAAGACCGGTGCAAGATGTACAA